AAGACAAAGCCAAAGACAAAGCCAAAGGCCAAGGACAAGTCTGTCCCGCGACCTAAAAGGAAGCCTGTTTCTCCGAAAACTAGAGAGTTTCTCAGGATTAAGAAGACAAGGATTTTCTAATGGCTAAAAACATGACCCATTACCTGAAGGATGGGACCAAGCATTCTGGTGGGACACACAAGATGTCTAATGGCGATCTTCATACCGGATCTAAACACGGGCCTAAAAGCAAAAGGCTTTATCACTATGGGGATTTACCTTCGGCCTCTGCAAAGAAGAAAGCTAGAGCGCGGACGTAATGGCTATCAAAAGGCAGAGCCCCATACGCCGCACTACTAGCGGCAAAGGCGCCAACTATCGTAAGACCAGCAAGGGTGCTGGGATGACGAAGAAGGGTGTATCTGCTTACCGCAAGGCTAATCCGACGTCTAAGCTTAAAACAGCGGTTACGGGAGAAGTTAAAAAGGGCAGCGCGGCTGCAAAGCGTCGTAAGAGTTATTGCGCTAGATCGGCAGGACAATTGAAGAAAAGTTCTGCCAAAACCAGAAACGACCCTAACTCCCGTATTCGTCAGGCAAGGAAAAGGTGGAAGTGTTAATGTCTTTATATGAAAACATGAACAAACGTAAAAGAGCTGGAACATCTCGTTCTAAATCGAAAAGTACGGTCAGTGATAAGGCTTATGCTGAAATGAAAGCTGGCTATAGGTCTGGTGGTATGGTTGAACAGATGTCCGAGCAGATGGATGTCTCTAAAAAGGAAGCTGGTGGTCTTATGAAAAAGGCAAAGAGTATGAATGATGCCGAAGGCATGAACATGGGTGGCATGAAGCGCCGGCCAATGCCTGCCCCAGGAATGGGCGGTTATGAGATGAACATGGCTGACGGCGGCATGGCCCGCATCAAAGGCGCTCCTCCTTCTCAGGTGAAGGGCCTTACTTATAACGATAACAGTGGAAAGGGGACCTTCTGATGGGCCTTAGAGTAGTACCAATAACGAAGGACAGTGACGCTAAAAGGCGTAAACGAACTACATCTAAAATTAAAGGAACTCCTTCGGAAATGGATGCGGATCGTCGTGCTAGAACCATTGCTAATAAAAAACTAAAAGAAATGATGGGGGAGGGTTCTAAAAACGTTTCCGCGATGGATAAGGCTCGCGTTGAAGAAATTACGGAAGAATACGAAAAGTACATAAAGCGCAACGATGGTGGCATGGCAATGTCCGGTCGCGGCAAACCTGTGAGGACATTCTGATGCCTGAAGGTGTAACCTATACAAAACAGTCTGAAGCAGCGGCGTATGCCAAATCAGTTGGTGGAACCGTTGTTCCCGTTGACAGAGACGGTGATGGAGTAACCGATGGGTTCAACGTCATTGAACAGCAGCAACCTGGTAGAGATGAGGCTGTGACAGGAAGCCAAACCTATGAAGGTTCTTCAAGTAGTGCGACAGGTGCAACATCAGGACCGACTACTGTCTTACGTAATATGGGCGGCATGATGCAGGATATGCCCGGTTACATGGGCGGCGGCATGATGGACGAAACTCTTGGTTACACGCGTGGTGGTATGACCGAAGAGAAGCGCGGCCCCATCAAGTATTCCAAGGGCGGCGCCATTAAAGGCAAGAATTTCAAGGGGTCTTACTGAAACATGTCCGACCCAACGACCTTTGCTTACAACTTGTTGAGAGCAATACAAAGTCGCATAGAACTCACCCAAGACGCTATTCTACATGGTACGCCTAAAGACATGGAGTCTTACAGGCATCTCACCGGAGAGCTTCAAGGGCTAGAATTTACTGAACGAGAGATAAAGGATCTCTTGCAATCCACGGAGGAAGAATGACTAAAACTTTATACGTTCCAGACCACGTACTAGAGTCCAAGAAAGAAACCCCTAAGAAAGCCGAATCGTCTGCCTACGTAAACAAGAGTGAGAAAGTGCTAGACCCCTCTCTTGTTAGTAAGAACTTGAAGGAACGGCTTCCACAACCTACTGGTTGGCGGTTGCTTGTAATGCCTTACATGGGAAAGGCCACAACTGAAGGTGGGGTTTTTATCCCCGATGCAGTACGTGACCGAGAAGCCTTGGCTACGGTGGTTGCTTATGTTTTGAAAGTAGGGCCTCTAGCTTATCAAGACCCTCTAAAATTTGGCGATAGTGAAGATCGTACCTGGTGCAGCGAAGGCGACTGGGTTTGTATTGGAAGATACGCTGGATCTAGGTTTAAGATTGAAGGTGGTGAAGTCCGAATCATCAATGATGACGAGGTTATCGCTACAATCCTAGAACCTGATGACATTAAACACATTTAGAAAGAAGAAATAAACCATGGAGAAGAACCATGCCTGAAGAAACTAAAATTGACGTTGGAGACACCGACGAGGATTCGGTTGATATTAACTTATCTCCAGAAGAAAGCGATGAGACAAGTTCCGGAGACGTAGTTCAAGCTGAATCCGAAGACTCAAGCGAAGAGCTGGAGGAGTACAGTGCTGGTGTTAAGGGTCGAATTAACGAATTAACCAAACGTTTCCGTGAGGAAGAGCGCCAAAAACAAAGCGCGATTCAATATGCGGAAAACATCCAAAAGGAAAACGCGGAATTAAAAACCCGCATGGACGCTTTGGACAAAGGATATGTAGAGCAGTTTGAAGGACGGGTTTCGAGCGAACTTGAAGGCGCGAAAAGAGTTCTTCGAGAAGCTCATGAAACGGGCGATGTAGATAAGTTGGTTGACGCTCAAGAAGCTTTAGCCGAATTAACTATGCAGAGAACGAGTGTTAAACCGTCTCGAAATGTTCCGGAGGAAGCCGCTCCTCAAGCCGCTCCTCAAGCCGCTCCTCAAGCCGCTCCTCAAGCCGCTCCTCAAGCCGCTCCTGACCCCAGAGCCGAAAAATGGGCTTCTCAGAACGATTGGTTCGGTAACGATGAAGTTATGACATACGGCGCTTTTGGCATCCACAGGCGTTTAGTAGAGGATGAGGGGTTTGACCCAAGCTCAGATGACTATTATGCTGAATTAGACAGTAGACTACGGGATGAGTTTCCGAACAAGTTTGATTCCAAGTCTAAGTCTAACGGGGGAAGAAAAGTTGCGTCGGCTGAATCTTCCGCATCCCGCAGAAAGAGTGGACGGAAAACTGTGCGGTTAACCCCTTCTCAAGTTGCTATAGCTAAAAAGCTAAATGTGCCGCTTGATGAATACGCAAAATACGTGAAATGAGGGAATAGCCATGAATATTGAGAACACATCTCGCCAGAAGTCTACGAGAACGCCTAGAGCCAATCAAACTCGTGCAGGGCAAGCACGCAGGGAACCTTGGAAGCCCCCGTCCATGTTGGACGCACCACCCCCTCCAGAAGGTTACAAGCATCGATGGATCAGGTCCGAAGTAATGGGTTTTGATGACCGTAAAAACGTAGCAGCACGATCTCGAGAGGGATGGGAACTGGTACGTGGTGATGAACATCCAGACTTTGATGTCCCAACCGTTGAAGATGGTAAACATGCTGGTGTTATAGGTGTAGGTGGTCTTTTGCTTGCAAGAATTCCACTCGAGATTGTTGAAGAACGCGACGAACATTTTCGTAGCATGACCCACAATCAAATGGCTGCTGTTGATAACGATTTAGCTCGTGAACAGCATCCGGCAATGCCTATCAATAATCCCGATAGGCAATCTCGTGTAACTTTTGGAGGTCCTCAATCAGAGGACTAGGAGATCTTAAATGGCTAATAGTAATGGAAGTTTTGGCCTACGCCCCATAAGTAAATTGGGCGGAGGTTCAAATTCCACTGGTCTTACCGGATATACTCCATACGAAATCGCTTCAGACAACACTGGCAAACTCTATCACGGACAGATTGTGGTCCCCCTCGCTTCTGGGTATATCGACCATACATCTAATGCCGCTGGTGGAACTGTTAGTGCTCTGGGTGTGTTTCAAGGATGTGAGTATGTCTCAAGCACCACTGGAAAACCAGTTTGGAGTAACTACTGGCCCGGTTCTGGGGCAGATAGTAACCACCCGGTTAAAGCCTTTGTAAACGACGACCCTAGTCAGTTGTATGTAGTTGCAACTGACGCTACGTGGACGAGCAAGGCAACGGCACGTGCAAGTGTGTTTTTGAATGCTAGTACGTCTACGGGTATAACAGGCACCGATGCTACAGGTGTGTCGTTGGGTCGTTTGGCTATCAGTACTCTAGCAACAACCAATAGCCTTACTTTGCGGGTTATGGGTTGGACTGAGGATCCTGAAAATGAGGACTTCGCAGCCGCTGGAATTGGCGCAATTGTCAGGTTGAACAACAGCTTTAATGCACCTACGGGTTCCATTTCTGCTGGTAGTGTTTCAACCACTGGCGTATAGGAGAGGATTGAAAAATGGCTATTAGTAGAGCCCAACTAGCAAAAGAGCTAGAGCCCGGTCTCAACGCCCTTTTCGGCCTTGAGTATGCCCGGTATGACGATGAGTCATCGGAAATCTATGACACTGAATCTTCAGAGCGTGCCTTTGAAGAAGAGGTGATGCTTTCAGGCTTTGGGTCAGCACCCGTTAAGCAAGAAGGTTCAGCGATTACCTTTGATGATGCACAAGAAGCGTATACGGCGCGGTACACGCATGAGACTATTGCGCTTGCTTTCTCCATTACGGAAGAAGCAATCGAGGATAATCTTT